TATGAATTAATTATTAATACAATGGACGGTGAGATTTCTTTAGGTGTTAAGGCAGCAGATTTTGAATATCAATTACCTGCAACTATGACAACTAAAGATGGTCAAGTATATTGGTTAACTGTTCCTAAAAGAGAATTTAAAGCAAAACTTATTGAATTGAAAAAACAACAAACTGAAAAATCTGCAAAAGATGCGTTTGAAAAAGCAGAGAAGAAAAAGAAAGCAAGAGCATTAAGTGAAAAACTATATAACGAAACAAAGGATATGATACCATAATGGATAAAATAGATTGGGATTTAATTAGTGAGTTTGAAGGTAAAGGTATTAATACTGGATATGTACCTAGTGAAAACTCTGGAGTAACTATAGGTACAGGAGTTGACCTTAAAGAAAAAAACGAAGAATACTTTAAAAAAATAAACGTAAGTGAAAGTATTATAGATAAAGTTAAACCTTTCTTTACATTAAAAGGTGCAGAAGCATCTGAAGTAGCAGGTAATTTACAATTAGATGATAATGAAGTTTTAGAATTAGATACTGCTGTTAAAGCTAACTACGCAACTGATATAAAAAATAAATACGAAGAAGCAACTGGTAAGTCTTTTACTGATTTAAATTCAGAACAACAAACCGTTATTGTGTCTGTAGGTTTTCAATATGGTAGTTTTGAAAGAACTCCATCTTTTTGGAAAGCTGTAGTTAATGACGATTGGGACGCAGTAGAAACTGAATTAAGAAATTTTGGAGATAACTATACTACAAGAAGATTAAAAGAAGCTGACCTACTGGCAGCCATGAAAAAAAAACTAAACATACTTAAACCTAAAACAGAAACAAAATACTTATCTCCTCAAAATGCTTGGAATCAAAAAGAGCAAGGTGGAGAGTTATATTTAGATAGAGTTTACAAAACTTATCAAAATTGGAATGATGCTAGAAAAGAAGCAACATTTGGTGAAGGTGCTGTAGCAGCTATTTCAAACAATCAAGTTATTCCTGCATTAGTTAGAATATTAACTGGGTCTACATTTAAAGTAGATGACAAGTGGTCTTTATCTAACAACCAAGATTTTGCTAAAGAGATGTGGAAAGCTGAAGGTATTAGACCAGAATTTTTTGACGAGTTTACAGGTGTAGTTTCTGAACAACACTTTATGCACACATTAGAAAGAGTAAAGAAACACCAACAAAATAAAGATACATTAGAAACTTTAGGTTGGGGTGGTGTTGGTCTTGAGATAGGAGCTTTTATATTAGACCCAGTATCTTGGACAGGATATGGAGCTGCAGCTAAATTATTAAAACCTGCAATGATGGCTACTTCTTTATCTCGTAGACAAAAGTTTGTTAAAGCAGGATTGACTTACGGAGTAACTGAAGCAACTGTATTTAGCCCTGTGGCAATCGATAGTCCAACTTACGGTACAAGTGACGTGATTATCGCTGCAGCATTAGGTGGTACTCTTGGAGGAGGAATTAGCACAATTTTCGCTAAAAACCTCAACAGTATAGCCAAAGCTGAAATGTTAATGGACGTTCAAGAAAATGCTCAAAAATTAACTACAAAAGGCGAAAAAGAATTTAAGAAAATTAAAAAAGAATTAAACCTAAAACCTTTACATGAAACAGAAGATATTATTGAAGATACTTCTATTATTCAAGATATAGGAGTAACCTTTGGAAGATTAAGAGATTTACCATTTTTAGGATTATTTCCTTTTAATAGATCAGGTGCTTTAGGAACAAGTAAAAGCGAGTTAGTTAGATTATTTAACTTTTTAGGACATGAAGAACCCGTAGGGTACACTTTTAAATCAGGTGCTAAAAAAGGACAAGTAGCAGCTCAAGAAGATACTGTAGAGTTAATTAAAAATGCAGTTATTCAAGGTGGACATAATATTGTCTACAAAGAAGTTTTACCTGCTCTTAAAGCATATTTAAAAGAACAAGGTCACGGTACAATAGGTGGCTTTATGCAATTATCTAAAAAGAAACAGTTTATGAAAGATGTTGCAAGGGTTGTTAGAAGTGGAGAATCTTCAGGAAACAAACATATAGATCAAGCAGCTCAAGGATATAGAGATGGCTTTAGATATATGGTAGATCAAATTAAACGATCTGGTATTGATGGTTCAGAAACTCTTACTTACTTTGACAAATATTTACCAAGAAAAGTATCTCCAGAAAGATTTGGAGAACTAGAAAACACAATAGGTTTTGATGGTATAGTACAATTATTAAGAGGAGCTATACAAAGTAAAACTGGTCAAGTTGTTACTGATGCAGCATCAGGAAGACAACCTACAAGTAAAATTAAAAAAGATAAAGCATATAGATTAGCTAGATGGTTAGCTAAATCAATTCAGTTAACTAATAGAAGTGGTGGGTTTGATTTAGAACAATTAGTTAAAATTAAAGACCCTGCAAAATTAAAAGAATATTTAGATGAAGTTTTTGAACATTTACCTCAAGAAGTTAGGGACGATTTATTAAGTGGTTTAAAAGCTGACGATATAAAATTATTAACATCTGGTCGTCTTGAATCAAGAATTAGATTAGATGAAACATATGAAACTACTATTAATGGTCAACGAGTAAGACTAGACGATTTATATGAAAACGATGTCGATTTATTATGGCATAGTTATATGAATGAAATGTCTGGTTGGGTTGCTCTTGGCGAAAGAATGGGTATTAAAAATAGAACTGAATTAGTTAAATATAAAAATAAATTAAATAACTCTATTGATGAATCTTATAAAGATTCTGAAGCAGCTTCAAGATACCTTACTAAAAATAAATACATTGCTTCAGAAGAAAAGAAAACAATAGATAGTTTCTTTAAAAATGTTTTAGGTCGTAGTGCAGAAGATGACCCTACAGGTATCTTATCGACAAGTTTACGACAGTTAAGAAAATACAATTTTATGAGAGTGTTAAACCAAGTTGGTATAGCACAGCTTCCTGAATTTGCTATTTCAACAGCTCAACAAGGTTTAGGTACTTTAATTCAAGAGATGCCACACTTTAAAAGACTTTTAGTTAAAGCTCAAAAAGGCGAATTAGATGATACGTTCTTTGAAGATTTAGCTGTAATGGGTTCTTCTAACGGTACAGAGTATTTAGCTAGAGGAGTTACTAATTATGAAATTGAAGATATGGGTGGTACTGCAATAGGTAAAGCCCATGACGCAGCTAGAAAACAAAAAATATTTCAATTATCAAATGCAGGTGAACAAGCTACTGGTTATATATCAGGTTTGTTTTTAATCGATAGTATGCAGAGAAGATTAACAATGAGATTATTTGTTAATAGAATGGCTAAAGATTTAATAGACGTAGCTCAAGGTGGTCAGAAATTAGATAAACTAGGAAGTAGATTAAATAGATATAGAGTTCTTGGTTTTACTGATGAAGAATTATTAGCTATTGGAAAAGAATTTACAAGTAAAAATGTTACAACTGAAGTTACATCTTTAGGAAGACGAGTAAAACATTTTAACTTTGCAAACTGGACAGATCAAAATTTAGCTCACACGTTTGCTAGACGAGTAAACAGATATACACAAAGAGCTGTACAATATAATTATCTTGGAGATACAAATAGATTCTTTACTGATACGGCTATGGGTAAATCTATGGGTCAATTCAGATCATTTATTATGACGGCTTGGTCTAAACAATTTTTACACAATATAGCTATGGCAGATATGCAAACATTTACTACGTTTATGTATACTACGTTTATAGCTTCAATGGCTTATTTAGGTCAAACACAACTTAATACAGTTGGTATGGGTAAATCTGAAAAGAAAAAGTATTTAAACAAGAAACTTGGAGATTGGAAACAGGGTGATTATTCTAAAATTGCTATGGCTTCTTTTCAAAGATCAGGTTGGTCTTCTTTAATACCTTCTTATGCAGATATATTTTTAGGTTCTATGTCGCCTGACAATAGATTTAATTTTAGAACGTCAGGACTAGAAGTAAATCTTTACACAGGAAACCCTACTTATGACTTATTGGTAAATGGCTTTGGAAAAACATTTGGTTCAATGCTTAAATCAACAAGATCAGATTACAGGTTTTCTAAAACAGATATGAATAGAATGATGAGGTTATTACCTTTTCAAAACATGTACGGAATTAATAACATAATTAACTTTTTAAAGGAGAGAAGTGGGTTACCCGACAAGGGAAGCTCAAGTGGATTATAATAAAAAAATATGGCTTTTGCAATAAACACATACACAGGGAACGGTTCGTTAACCTCGTTTTCTGTAAGTTTTCCTTACATCGAACAAGCACACGTGATAGTGACTGTTGGTGGAGTAACTAAAACAATAAGTTCAGATTACAATTTTACTAACTCATCAACTATTGCTTTCAGTTCTGCACCTGCAAATGGTGCTGTTATTAAGTTTACTAGGTCGACAAATAGAACTGCAAGACTTGTTGACTACCAAGATGGTTCTACAATTACAGAAGCTATACTTGACCAAGACGGAAACCAAAGTTTCTTCATGGCACAAGAAG